ACGAAGCCTTGGCAGAGGAGACCGTAGAACAGTACCAAGAACTTATTGATGCTGGTTATTCTATAGAGATAGATAACGGAGAGCCTTACAAAAACTCTGCGGAGATGATTGAAGATCTTCGTAAGAACAAGAGAATTAAAATATTCTCTACAGAGGCTGGTTTCGGAAGCGAGCAGATTACTGACCAACAAAGACAAGATAACCCTATGCTACGTGATAGTGGCTTCAAGGATGCTAATGGTCAGACGCTATTAATAAATGACGTGTTCAGAGCTGTTCACGACTTCTTTGGCCATGCCAAGGAGGGTAATTCTTTTGGTCCTAAAGGAGAAGAGATAGCCTGGAGAGTACACTCTAAAATGTTTTCTCCAAAGGCAAGGAGAGCAATGACTACAGAGACCAGGGGGCAAAACTCATGGGTTAACTTCTCTGGAGTTAATGATAAAGCGTTTGCTAAAAGAGATGAGGCTAGAGCATTAAGAAAGCAGGCTGAGGAAGAGACAGACGTAAATAAAAAAATAGAGCTTCTAAAGAAAGCTGAGAAGAAGGTTGACGAGGCATACAAGATGATGAAGTTCGCTGACCAGAAGATAGGTCTTCTGCCAGACGAATTTGTTTTTGAGGAAGAGACCACAAGAGAAGAGACAAAAGAAGATTCTGAGCTTCAGAAGATGGCAAGTCTTTTCAAGGCAGGAAACTTGGTTGAGCAGGTGGCTAATGCTGTCAAGGCCTTATCTAAGATAGCTCCTGATGTGACATATAAAATTTATGAGACACAGGAAGAGTACGAGAAGGCTACAGGAAGAAGATCTGCAGGGTCATACGATCCAGATACAAGGGTTATCAGCATCAACGCATCCAAGGCTAACCAAAGAACTGTAGCTCACGAAACATTCCATGCTATAATAACTAACATGGTTAAGAGTGATGCTGAGGCCAGAGCTCTTACCAAAAGAATGATTAAGGCGGTATCTAGAAACGCTCCGTTTGAGCTCAAGCAATACCTAAATGATTTTGCTGCTGGATATGACAATAATATACAGTCTGAAGAAAAACTAGCTGAGCTTGTAGGATATCTTGCCACAGAGTATGATAACCTTTCTAACAGTACACAGAGTACTATAAAAAGATGGCTTGATGCCATAGCTAAACGACTAGGTCTTAAACCATTTACAGACGCTGAGGTTATTGATGTCCTTAATACTATAGCAGGAAAAATAGGTGAGGGTGAGCAGATCGCGTTCGAGGATATTGATGTTCTTGGAGACCCTAACACTGTTGGTGGTAAGATGTCTAAAAGATTTCAGGCTGACTTCTCAGACAGAGAGAGTGGCTTGACGTTCTCTTACGACGTTAACGGACAAAGATTCGAGCAGCTAGAGAATGACGGGTTCATCAGAAGAGACAATAAACTAGCCAATTTTAATGGTGATTTTATGTTACTTCATCAGCCTGACGCAGCATTCTCTGGAACTATACTTAAAAACGGGGAGTTACTCGTTGAAGGTAAGGGTGGAATATTCTTCCCTATCAAGTTTCATGATGACGGAATGTTCTGGGTAAGTACAGCTAAAGCTGCAAAGAAAATGGCTGAGATGCTTAATGCAGTATATGATCAGAATGGAGGTCGTATACTAATGGCATTAACATCTGCTGCACACCATAAACTATTATCTAGTACCACAATGTCTAACGCTGTGTTAGACTTCTTCACGTCTAAGGCTGTTGACTCTAAGTTTAAGATAACTAAGGGTCAGGTTAAGAATGCTGTTCTTGCAGCTGCAAATGAAGTTATCGTAAAAAGTGGTAAGGAGATAGGCTTAAATATGTCTATAAAGAAGTCCACGTCTCTTAATGATATTCTGTCTCAGGTTAAAGAGAAATTAGGTCCAGACAACAGTAATTTTGCTGGAAGAAAACTATTCTCTGAGACACTTATAGGAGAGATGGCTAATATTATTAAGGCTAATGAGGTTAGCAATAAACAGTTTGGAGAGGTATTCAGTACAGGTATACAGAATAAATACTTCAAGGGTATAACCAAGACTGGTAAGGTTAAGATCTCAAAGGCAAACATGATTCAGGCTATGTCTGAGATGCTTACCGAACCTATACTAAAAGAAGGTGTGGACAGAAGTTCTGGAGGTCAGGTATATGCTGTCATAGAACTAAACGGTCGTGTTGAGGCTGTTGACTTTGACGGTCACGAGTCATATCCAAAGGCGGTCAAGGCGGTTGGAAACGCTAAGCCTATTCTACATATTCTTAAGGATAGACTAAACTGGAATGATGTATTCCAGGATTCTGAGACTGAAAAAATAGTATCAAAGGACAGAGAGATGAAAATATTCCCGCCAACAGCAGGAATATCTATGACTGGACTTAAGCTAGAGGTAAGAGATCAGGTATCAGAGGTTGCAAGTGTTGTTCGTACAGCTAAGAAGAATGGTATATCTGACGAGACCATACTTAAGTATCTTAAGGATAACGGTTATGATGTCAAGGAAGGATTCAAGATCTTGGAAGATATCAATCAAAGAAAGATGAAGTCTGATCAAAGACTTGAAGGTCTACTTGATCCTGACAAGAAGGGCGTGTCTAGATTCCTAGACGTGGTACACAAGAAATTTATGTCTGGTAGAGGCTTCAGGCCTAAGTCTATGCAGTCACTTTCAGACTTTAGAGAAGGTCTTATAGAGGAGCAGGTTAACATTGCCAGAAGAAATATAAAGAGAATCGAGAACGCTATAAAGAAAAGAAAAGATGCAAAGGAAGTAATCGATGCTATCGACAGATATATGAGGGGAGAGAAAGATCATGGTGTTCCTACATTAATGTTGGGTATGGTATCTGACATGAGAAATCACCTTGATAATTTATCTAAACTACTTGTAGAATCTGGAGCTGTTAAGTCAGAAGAGTCTGCACAGAACATAATAAACAACCTAGGTTCGTACCTGAACAGATCTTACGAGGTTTACGATAATAAGAACTACGCCAAGAAAGTATCTGAGGAGGTCAAACAGGCCGCTAAAAATAAGTTAAGAGAGATTCATAGAATCTATGCGGAGGAAGAATCTTTAAGAACTGGAGTGCCTGTAGATGTTATACTAGAAAGAAGAGTAGACAGAGCTGTAGACGAGATCTTAAACCAAGACGAAGCTAACGAGTTTATCATGAGATCTAAGATTGGTTCTAAAAACCTAACTCCTTTAGAGCAGCGTAAGGAGATACCCGCAGAGATCAGAGCTCTTATGGGAGAGTATGGTGATCCAGCGATGAACTATGTTCGTAGTATACAGAAGGTAGCGTCAATCATAGCTAACCAGAAGTTCCAGAAAGAATTAAGGGATGCTGGTGAAGGTGTTTATCTGTTCAAGGAGGCAAAAGGCAAGTACAATGTCAAGATTGCTGGAGATGGTTCTGAGTCAATGGATATACTGGCTGGTATGTATACCACCAAGGAAATAGCTGAGGCCATGACAAACGGTAACGTGGTGAATATAGATCTTGGAGCATTCCAACCCATCTATGAGTTCTACCTGAAGATGGTAGGTGCTGTAAAATACACCAAGACAATCTTGTCTTTAGGTACACACGCCAAGAACGTGATCGGTAACATACCGTTCATGATAATGACTGGTAACCTAAACCTTAAGGAAATGAATAATGCTGTACAGGTTCTAAGAGCCGAGTACAGTAAGAATGGTAAGAAAGAGTTACTTGCCAAGATGGATGAGTACACTAGGTTAGGTATCATTAATCAAAGTGCAACCCTTAATGAGATTAAGGATCTATTAGCTAAGGGAGAAACATTCGAGGATGTGATGCTTAATAGATTTTCTGATAAAGGATATAGTAGAGCAAAGAGAAAGGTTAAGGGATTCTTTAGAAGAGCACAAAAATCATATCAGGTAGAGGATGATTTCTTCAAGATAGCAGCCTATGAGTCAGAAAAATCTAAGTACGCCAAGGCAATATTTAAGAAGGATGTCAGTGAGCTTAATGATAGCCAGCTAAAAGAGGTTAGCGAGAGAGCTGCAGAGGTGGTCAAGAATGTACTTCCAAACTATTCTAGAGTTGGTGGGTATGTAAAACTGTTAAAGGCACTGCCTATAGCTGGTACATTTATCTCGTTCACGTCTGAATCTGTTCGTACATCTTATAATACCGTAGATCTAACGATAAAAGAAATTGCCGATCCTAAGACTAGAGCCATAGGTATAAAGAGACTTAGTGGTATCATGCAGTTGGCTGCATTGAAGGCAGGACTTCTAGCTCTTTGGGGTATGGATTCTGGTGATGACGAGGAGGAATCTATGAAACAGGCCAGAAAGCTTTTACCATTCTGGGACACTAACTCAACTATTGTACCTACCAAGGCCAGTGAGGGAGAGTTTAGATACAGAAGTATTAGTGCATCTGACCCACATGGATACATCACAAAGGTGTTTAACGCCTACATGAACGCGGACAGCTACGACGAGGGATTAATTAATGCCTTAACTGAAGCATACCAGCCGTGGCTAAATCCAGATATGACGTTCTCTGTGGTTTCTCAGTTAATATCAAACAGAGACAGTAACGGTAGAACTATATTTAAAGAAGGAGACACTGCGGAGGAAAAAGCAATAAAGATCACAGAAAGATTATGGAAGCTTGCTGAGCCAGGGACAGTTACATCGGTAAGAAAGGTGTTCGGATCTGATGATCCATTCAACGAGGTTATCGGTCAGTTCACTGGATTCAAGGAGCACAAGGTAGACGTCATTGAGACTATAGGTTATAAATCTAGCGATATTCAAAGAAGAGTTGTAGAAATAAATGACTACAGTAAGGCTAAAAAAGCTTACGACAATGGTGATATAACTATAGAGGAATTAAGAGAAGAGTACGACAAGGCTAACTCTAAGAAGAAAAAGGTTTACGAGGACGCTATAGAGATATACAAAGGAGCAATATTCTTTGGAGCTGATCCTAAAGAGGTCCAACAGAGAATGATGGACTGGGGAATACCTAAGTATATAATGAAAGGATTAATCTACGGAGAAGTACCTGACATCAATCCATAAAAAAAGGGGCATATAGCCCCTTAATTTACAGTGTGGAGTCTTGCTTCCACTGCTCGTCTCGCTTGTTCTCAAGGAACTCTATCTCTCGATCGATATAATCCTTGGCCTTACGAAGATCTCGCAGCTCAGCACCTTTTCTTGAGGCTCTAGCAACATACTTGATGATATTGCCTCGATTAAAATTTAATTCATAGTCCTGAATAAAGTCGATAACGTCATACTCCTTCCCGTTATCGTAGTGGATTTCTGTACTTCTCATATTAAAATAGGTGTGTTAGTCTTGCAACCTGTCCGTGATTCTTGTCATGAATGAACCCCTCAACAGCCTTAGGAGCGTGTTGGTAGCCGTTTCTATGGTGCCACCCGTCTGTACCACTTGGGCTTCGTAAAGATTCAATAGTGACGCCTATATCGTCTTTCACGATCTTATGGTGTACGTGGTGTGTGTAAACGTAACGTCTCTGTTTTCCTCCGCCTTCCCACTTATCGCATTCTACAGCCATAAGCTTACCAAGGTCTTGCCATTTAGCCCCGTCACCGTGTGTGGTGCAGATTAGATTGTCTCCGTATATATAATACTTTCTGTGAGCGATGCTAACATCAAACGTAATGTTCTCACAGTTTCTGTACCAATTACTGATCGCGTCAGCTAAAAAGAAACCATGTGTGTAGTCATGATTTGAAGGATTGTACATAAAATGTACGTCAGCCTTCTGCATGAGCAGGTCGATCACGTCGATGTAAAGTTTCTTGGCGATAAGGAAGTTGTCATACCACATTCCGTCCGTGTCCTGTGGTGTGCCTGATGTGGTGGTACGTTTTGGAGAATCAATATGTAGGATATCATTACCTGCAACAAAAACGATCTGATCAATATCAAATCCATCCGCCTTATCCAAAATACCCTGGACCCCTTCAAGTACTCTCTGTACTGCGATCTGATTGTTATACTCCTCACCAGTCTCGAATGCTGATGCTAACTTACCGATATGAACGTCTGCAGGATCGATAACCAATAGATTACCCGACCCATTAGAAGATCTTTTAAGAACAGGATAGTTAGGAGCATGTTCCTTAACAGCCTCGATGTGGTCCTTTAGCATCTGCTCAAATGTCGGACCTTCTTCATCTGGCTTGAATGCTATCGACCAGTGTTTTCCTTTGTACCATCCGTGCTTTACATTCTCCATAGGAATACCCACGGAGGCGCATTCTTCGGCGAGAACAGGATAATTATTCTCTGCATCCATCTTAAGCTTCCAGTTACGGACTAGATTGTACAGTGAGTTGTAACCTTTATCGTAAAGGTCAGTCTTCTCGATCTCTCTTACGATCTCGATTGTAGACATACCCGACTCGAGCATGCCCATTACAGTTTGTTTAAATTTCATTGGATATAGATTTACGAACGTAATCTATAAGGTCAGAAAGATTACGCAGATTTGATTTTACTGAATCGAAGTCATCATCAATCAAGCCCTCATGTATGGAGACAACGCATTCGTGAATTTCATTCACTATACTGTTAATTCTCCGAACTCTTTCTTCTTCGTATTTCATTGTTGCACACAAAGTTAGGTGATATGCAACATGTGTTTATAAAAAGTTATTAACAATCTAAAGGGTAGGGTTGGATCCAGTTTCCATCATGGACGTAGTCAAGAAAAAGATCCACGTCCATCTCAAATATGTCGTATATAACAACGTCATCTATGGTCTCATATACAAGTGTTGTTCCGAAATAATAGTTCTGATCTGCACCCTCTAAAACAAACGCTACTGTCTTTGTGGCTGGAGCAGTTTCTACTGGAGGAATCTGAGCTATAGCATCAACAATATCCCATCGCATATCGTTCCAATCCTCGTCTAGATAAATGTCAGCAAAGTATGAGACCGTTATGGTCTTAATCACCTCTGTAGATTTCTGTTGTGAATCCATGTTCCTTAAGTTCTTTTAATCTGTATTCTTGAATCGGACTAATCTTGCCTTTTGGCGTCTTGATTTCCGAGAAGATGACTTGAGCGTCTTTGGGTATCGCCAGAACGTCTGGTATACCGTTTTTATTAGTCTTAATAAGCTTGATAACATAGTAACCTTCTTTTTCTAGTTGCTTAATACGTTTACTCTGTATCTGCTGCTCTGTCATACTACAAATGTAGTAAATCAGACCTAAAGTGAGATAGTGTATAATCTTTTTTATTAGATACAGCCTTATAGATCTTACCCTCTATACCATTTCTGGCAAATACCCAGTAGATCTTATTATGCTTTCGGTCTTTTGTGGTCATTCGGTCTCTAGCCTGCCAGTAACTGGTCGCACTAAAGTCAATGTTGTAGAACACAATGTAGTCAGCATTACGAAGAGATATACCCTCACGCCCTGAAACGATCTGAAGTGCGATGTGCCTACATTTTCCAGAGTCAAAATCCTCTAGATTATCACATACGTCGTCACCGAACACTTTCTTGATGGCCTTTAGCTCTTCCTTGAACTTATAGAATATACCTATACGCTCTCGATCAAACTTCCACTTGATAAACTCAGCCTTACTATAGTCGAGAACCATGCTCTTGCCACTCTCAAACTTTACGGTGCCACTATACATCTGGTGCAGCTTAGACATTAGCTTTACACCTGTGTCCGCAAGTATCACCTCAGACTCACCCTCAATAACGAGGTCTTTCTTTAGTTTCTTACACATGGCATAGGTGGTGTCCTTCATATCGACATACAGAACCTCCTCCTCGATCGAGGACTCGAAGCCTGCCTGCTCTTGAGTATAGGATATAGTGTACTCATCCATCTCATCCAGGATAGCCTTCTTACCATCAGAGTAGTCGTTAATGTTAAATCCATTGATCTTCTTCTGGGTCACGTTCACATACTCTTTAGCGAACTTGTAAAAGCTCTTGTACTTACTGAACGGATTGTTAGGTACACCATACACCTGATGGTACATCTGTGAGTACGACTCAGGTGTAGGCGTCCCAGAAAGGAAGATTACATAGGGTTTGTTCACTATCATCAGCTGCTTCACTGCCTTTGCTCTAGAGCTAGGCTTAGGGAATGCTCCTAATGAATGAGCCTCGTCAACAATGATCGTGTGCCAACCACTCGTCGAGACCTTGTGCAAACTCTCGTAGTTGATTACGGTTAGTTTAAAGTCAGGACTCAGTAACTCGTAATCAGACTGAACATTTGGTATAGCCTTTTTCTTTGTTATAAAGAGCACCTTGTAACCACAGGCTAAAGTATTGGCGATGCCCAGACTTGTAAGGGTCTTACCTGTACGAACCTCCATGGCTAGGTAAAGAAAACGCGATTTTCTTATCACATTAAAGCCCTTCTGTATAATTTCTTTCTGATAGTCTCTAAACTGTACCATATTTTTCTCTTAACATTTTCCACACCGATGGCAATGCCTCCTGCGCGAGTTTTTGATTCTTGTAGGTCTCGGTAGACTCCACAGACTTACTCTGCCTGAGTCTACCATTAACCATCTTTGACTCTTGACCCTCGGTGGTGATGCCGCCTCTTTGGACGACAATCTTGCATCGAGACTCGTTATGGCCTGTAGGTGTGATGTACACCTTGAAGTCATTCTCTATGCACCACTTGAAGTTATCTTGGTCTTCGTACCAGCTAGAAGACGAGCTCTTCGAAGTTTTCTTCTTTGACATCTTTCTTTGTTTTAAAAATTATCCAACGTCCTAGCTTGTCTCGACCCTCTACAGGCTCGATACCCTCCATGAAGGTTGCGTAGTTAAGTAGCCACTTGTAGAACAATGTTCTAGATATGGTCATCTTAGCTTTTGGCGCAAAATCAGGATTATCAGTAATAAAATCATTATAAAGGTCGTCCTTAAAGATTCTTTGGTCGTATATAATAACGTCTGAAGGCTTGGTTCCCTCAACAAGTCCTAGCCACTCAATAAACTCATGGCAGGTCTCTGACGCTAGTTTTCGTATACCTAGGTTCTTGAACTCAGATTTAACTAATCCTTCGTTTAAATAGAACTGAAGGTTTCCAATCATGTAGTTGTCGAAGTTTAACCACTCGTCATCTGACCAGTCATCGAATAACCTCATGCCAAACTCATCCACTGGGGTATAGTCCTTGCTGTAGTGTTGTCTAAACTCTAGCTCCCACTTACGTCTCTCGAATGAGTTACCCTTACCGCTTATCGCATAGTTGGTTGTGATAACTATCTTAGGGCTGTACCTGAATGGTATCTTGATGGCATCTCTGTTCTTCTTCTCAAGTGTTATACCCTCTGTGATTACAGAGAATAAACGCTCGAACGAGAACCCTCTCTTGACATCATCAAATGATATCACCTGCGTATCTGTGGACACGGTCTGAAAGGCGAACTGCTTGTCAAAAGAGAAAGACTTTCCGTCGATATACGATACCTTCTTTAGCTTGCTTATGGCCTGAACAAATAACCCCTTACCTGTGCCACCCTCTGGGTTGTCGGTAATGACCTCGTCATTCAGAATGACTGAAGGACAGAAGCCTGGGTCTTTGTATCCACTCATAAGGAATCCTATAGTAGATCGGAAGGACTGAATTGATTTCTCAGAACCTCCCGCTACGTTAGAAACAAACTTAGAGAAGTCGCAGTCAGGTTTTTCTACTGGACTATAGTCCCTGTCAATCACTTGGTCTCTCCACACGAATCCACCAAGGTCAACGTAGTCGATCTGCTCGACACTATCCTTCATAACCTTTAGTGCGCAGTTTCTGAAGTAGATGAACGACATGTCTATTGTGTCCTCAACAAAGTGAATATTTACAGTATCTAGAAGTGAAAGAAAGTCCTCCTTGAAGAATCTTGTCTTGTCTGCAAAGTAGTTGTAGATCGACAGATCCTCAAACTTCTCTAGGTATCCTAGAACCAAGTCCTTTACGTCCTCCTCAGCTGCCTTGTCTATAAGGTTATTGGTAACCTTAACGAACATGTACTTATCACTACCGTGAGGTGCATACTTATAGAAGCCATTCTGCTGTAAAAACTCCTTGAACATGTAGTGCACAATATTCACAGCACCCTTGTCAGATACTGTCCAGAACTTTGTTACCGACAGGTTCTTTTCTATAGACTTTACAATATCATCGACATCCTCCTCAGCGACATCTAAATCTAGCAGGTCTTTCTTTATTTGAACCGAGGACGCTCCATTTACGATCTTTGACTTTATACGATGAACCTCGCTCTCGTCCTCGTAGAACTTTGTTCCGTGTGCTGCCTTGTTTCTGTAGGCAGAGTCAATCGTTGTACGTATCTCAGACTCAGTGAAGTCTCTTGACTGCATCTGAAGAATCACATACTCAGCAAGTGATTTGCTGATACCAAAGTCGTTGAATGCGGCCGCAAGAACAAACACATTGTTGTTTCTCTGACCCTCTACAAGTCCGTAGTCCTTGTTCCACCATCTCATAAGACGATCTATAATCTTGTTCTCGTCTCTCAGTGCAATAGTTGTACGAACACTTTTAGTGTCCAATGGTTTTGACTCCTCCTCAGATAAGGTCTCCCATACATCTGACTCTACATTGATATGAATGTCTGGGTCGTATGACTCATAACATACACGACTAATATTCTTAGATGTAACGTCAAACTCAGGACAGTTGAAGTGCTTTTCAAGTGCATCAAAGTAACGCTTGTGGTTCTCAATGTCTGCAGGTATCTTTATGATAACCTTTAGTCCATCACCACTAGGGCTTACAAAGGCAGCCATGACATAGGCATCCTCCTTAAGACTATCCTTGAACTCGTTCATCTCACGCTTGGTCTTGTATCCGTCAAAGTCTAGACATATAAGGCCGCTGTGCTCGATGATTGCATCGTCAGCTCTCTTCTGGAAGGTACCAGAGAAACAGATCGCTGGAAGGTTTTTCTTCAGCTCATTACGGGCTGACTTGTCCTTCTCTCTACGAATCTGCTTGATAAGGTCTGCGTACTTACCAGTCTTGATTCTGTCGAAGACCACGTTCACATCCCTGTGGAAGGGTGTGGATGTCTCCTTAATATTACTAAATATAGTTACTGTCATAACATTTTAATCATTGCGTCTAGCCTAACCTTTAGTATCTCTAACTTTTCTTGAGGAACCTTGGCTAAAATGTCCTCAAAAGGTCCGAGATTTACAGCCCTATCAGCTGTCATGTTGGCTATCTTTAGTTTATACCTTAGCTCTGCTATCTCTGTCTTTGCATCCTCCAGGCTCAAAATGTTTGAGTTCATCTGTTCAGCCTCGAAGAATACCTTGTCCTTTAACTTGAAATAGGACTCCATCACCTTAGGCTCAAACCTCTCGATGACTGGATACACATTTTTTATAGAGTGTAGTACGGTCGCATGGTTCGTATTTACACCAGCCCCTATCTCAGACAAGGTCTTCCTGTATATTTCTCTAGATATCTTGTAGTATATAGCCCTTGCGTAGATGTACTCCCTCTTCCTTGATCGGGTTCTTATGTCAAGACCAAACTCTCTTGACACATTCTTAATTATTGTCTCTAAATTCATTTGATATTATTTCAGATTGCTGAGCTCTTTCCAATTCGATCTGAAGGTTAGCTAGAGCTCTCCAAGCTACCTTAGCGGAATGTCTTACGCCGTCGTCGTCGATCTGACCTACCTGAAGTAGATGCCTCGTAAGCGAGTTGAGGTGATCGTCTGACTTTGTTCTGTCCCAGTGTAGTGGCTCACCTTTTAGGTGCTGCTCATTACCAGCGATAGATGCTCTTGACACCTCTAGTATCGCGTCTGGGAAATACTTTAATACTCCAGTGTAAACTGGTTTGTCTTTTCTACTCATCGCCTAGGTCAATTTGTTCACTATCATCACGCAGCAGGTACACGATGATAAATGAGATTAACAATAAGCCCACGTTGATAGGCAGTAGGTGGTCGAGTAACGACAGGCCGAGAAAGAATACGACCATCAGAATGTAGTGTTGAACTTTCATAGAATTAATTTTTAGTGGTTCCAGTAGGGCTTGAACCTACGACCTACCGATTATGAGTCGGTTGCTCTAACCATCTGAGCTATAGAACCTAGTGTTGACGCGACGCACCTCGGGTAGTACGCCCGCCAACGTGTTAACCAAATAATAAAAAAACTACTTATGAAGTTCCCGATGTAGAACCCTGCCGAGGAATCGAACCTCGAATAGTTCCGTTGACTGCAGGGTTGGGGAAAGGGCTAGAATGAAAGGTCTAGTGACTCTTCCTCGACATCGATGTCTCGAACGCTTTCTTGTCCGAAGTAATCATCCATGTACTGCTTCAGGTTAGTTGCCGCAAGGTCAGCACTGTCTGAAGCTTTTTTTGTTAGTGTAGCTCCTAAAGCAAACTCAGGTACGCTATACTTGATACTACCTTTCTTCTGATCTTTAGCAGAGGCAACCTCTACCCATTGATTGTCGATAAGGTTTTTAGAGTTCTCGATGAAGTCTGACCATTCCTTTACAGAAGACCCCTTCAGTGAGATGTTAGCGATCGAGCCATCCTCTAGCATAACGTATACCGATCGGTGGTACTTACCTCCTCCAGCGATAACGTCCTGCTTAATCTGACTATACAGACCGCTTGCAATTTTCTTTCCTTTAAACGTCTGCACGTTTAATGGCTCTTTGCCGATAAAGAAAACCTCGTTCGAGTAGATTCCTGTCTCAGTGGCATCGTTCCACCCCTTGATGGTGTGGTAATGCTGTAGGAATACAAACTTAAACGGTAATGTAACAGCTACATTCTCTCCAGAAGCCTTGTCGTAATAGCTAAACTGCTTATCGTTAGACTTCCAGCTTAGATACTTAGCTGTTGGATTTGAGCCCTTTGAGCTCTCTTGGTTTGTGTGGGCAAATCTTGCCATAATAAAAAAAGTATTTGTGATGCGAAGGACAAGCCCCCTTCGCTTGGGCGAAATTATATTATAAATGAACCATCCTCTGCCTTGTTCCAGTCATAGGTGGACACAAGACCTTTGTCTAGATAGGTTCTCCACTTGTCTACAGCCTTGACCATACACTCGTAGCCTTCCTCCTGCAAATCCTCAGACAACGTGTACACGATAACATCGTGAGGGTACGTCTTCTGCATCGCTATGAACTTGAAGCTACTTATTGGATAGCCAAGTACCGAACAATAAAATGCGGCCTGAATATGATAACGTCTTTTGTATATCTCAGATCTGAATGCCCTTGGAGATGCGTCCTGACAGGTCTTGATGTCGCTGATAAAGTCGACGCCCTTAACGTCAGGCCTCACCTTACACTTCACATCCATAAAGTCTGAGTAGTGAGAAAGCTCGACATCACCAACGCAGTACTGCTTGGCCAGCTCGTTGCTCTGAAGGTTCTCGTACAAGGCCTCAATCATATCGCTTTGTTCAGCCTTAAGTAGAATCTTACCCTCAGATTGTAACGACTCGTAGCCTGCCTTGATAGCCTTACCTTCCTTGGTACGTCCGTTGAACGGCTCCATAACCACATAGGTTTCTTTGTAAAGCTCAGGCTCAAGCATCCTAGCATGAACAGCCGTGCCCTCCTTCATCGCCTCGGTCTCTCCGTAAGGTTTAGCGTTCAACAGGTGATACACTGACCTTGAGTCTATTGTCTTTACCGCGGATGAGGATAGGTATCGTTTGTTCGAATGGTATTCCTCGTTGCTTTCTACCTTTGTTATCATAGTCTGTCTATTTTATCTTGAAGGTGCTTCTGCATGACAGGAGCCTTGAAGTCCTCCATCTGTCTCATGTACTTATCTCTCTTGTAAGCCCTCATACCTGCATCAAGGCCACATGTTAAAAAGATAGCCTGAATGTCAGGTGATACACGTGTGTAGTAGTCACACTCAGTGGACAGCATGGCATATTTCTCACCCTCTTTAATCATCTTAAGTCCCTGATATATAACCGCTTGATAATCTTTTGTGTCAATCCTTACGGACATCTCTCGCTGGTTTATTTCATCCCATACTTCTCTCATAGGTGACAAATATATGTTAATTACTTTGTTCTAATCTGCTTTTTTCTTCAAAAAATTTGTTTCCCTGTTAAGATTATGTCGGATGACGTACAGATCGTAAGCCTTGGCAGCATCCTTCTCATTGATATACCTACCCAGTTGTATCGTGTTGTCTCCTACCTTAATCTTCACAGCGTACTTTCCACGTGATAATCTTACGCCTTTGTAAGGTGACGTTTTTCCCTTTATACTATTCCCCATTATTAATATGTTATTTAATTTTTTTTTGAGACTCTCATATAGAGTAAAATCGACATTTTCGACACCACCCAGTGTTTATAGGCTTTTCGAGGTGTCGATTTGGTGTCGATTATTACTATTGGTGTCGATTTTCGAGTAATTCGATGCTCACGTTGTTCCATTTACCACCTTTTTTATTCTTGGATACTAGGAAGTCAATGCGATTTTTCCATCTCTTGTTCATCCGATCTTCGATCGTCCACACCCCGTCCATCTCACCTGCACCTGTCACAAGAATCTTTGCTCCCATAGTAAAACCTTCAGCCTCTAGGTCTCTGCTTACAGCTACCCACCTTTCAGGCTTGTAAGGGTCTTCTATGGTCTGCAATGATGCTGTGGTAAGATAGTCTTCGTTTGTCTGAGCTGGGTCTGCATGATAAATCGTTGCAGTCACACAGGCTACTATGATAAGCTCTTTCATGTTAGTGATTTGTACATCTTCTCAGCGTAGTCCCTATGGACTGGGTTCTTTGCAGCCTTCATCAGCCTCTTGTAGTGACTGACTAGATGTTGCTTTATGTCCTCCTTGCTAGAGAAGAAGGTTCCAAAGTCTTTTGACCTGCTTGGATATCTGTAAGGGTAACCTCCCGACAACGAAAGGTTCATTAGGTCTATGTTGTGTCTGTATATCTCAGCTCTGTCAACATTTATAAATACTGGTATCATCCTTTTATTCTTTTTATTCCGTATCGTTTATAATTAACTTGCATATTACCCTCGGAGGTCTTGAAGGCCTGAGACAATTCTTTAAGTGTCCTAAACCTTCTGCCGTCCGCGGTCATGAACCTGTAGGAGCCCTCCTCCTCGAAGATCTCCCTGTAGGTTCCGTTCAGTACTGCGTTGTACATCTTCTTGGCATAGTCCCTATGGTTGGGGTTCTTTGCCTCTGTCATCCACTTCTTGTAGTGGTTCTTGATTATATTTAGTCTGTCTGCTTTCGTCCTCATAAATTAGCTCATTAAATAAAATACTAGTATCCACATGATGATAGTGAACAACACCCTCATGATGCGATGTACATTCTTATAATTGCTATAATGTCCTCGTCACTCATGATGTCATTGAACGCATCACGCTTGATGGTGAACCCGTCACCTGAACGCTCTACCTCATAGATTACGTAGTTACCTTTAATATTGGCCATCAGTATGTAGCGGCCGTGCTTTTCCTCGACTTGAATTTTAAACTTGCTCATGTAAATAAGTTGATAATTTGATTTGATTTGATATACTATTTTTTCCTTTGTCTTCTCTTAGAACCTGACGTACAAAGTCATGCTCCAAGGCCACCTGCGGTAAGATTCCGTGCTCACCGCAGATGTACTGAAAGTCATTGGCACTCATTAGTGTGCCCCATATTTTTCAGACCAAGCCGCAGCAGCAGCCTGAGATGCGAGGTACTTGCGTTCCTCCTTGGTTATGTTTACCTCATCGAAGTAGTAGTCAATAGCTGACTGCATCTTATCCAAGGTCTTGTAGCCTGAGCTAGCAGGTAGCCAAGGCATTTCCTTTCGTTGGTTACCTGTGGTGCTCCACTGCCATGCATCGGCAGTCTTGTTGTCCCAAGTAGTCCATTCGCGGTGTTCTAGGGTCTGACCCCGATACACCTTAGTCTCTAATACTTTCATGTAAATAATTTTGTGTCTCATACTTAATGTTCTCGATCGTAAGTCGATTGTTCTCCTTACGCAGATCTACAATAGTCTGTTCCAGTTGCTTAATCCTTTTGTCCTTGAGGTCTATCACCTCCATGGCTGTGTTAAAGTTCTTTGTCTTTAAATCGATAATCTCATCTAAACTCATTGATGTCTTTTTTAATTTTTACTAAATGGTCTTCTAAATACATCCACACATGGTGGTTTATGAATTCTATAATCTCGTCCTCGTATACTTCAAGAACGTCATCCATCACCTCGTGAAGGTATTTGTTTAGTCCTTCCTCATCCTTTACCTTGAGGTCTACCACATCACAAAGGTGATACTCTACGTCTAGTCCGCTCCAGTTTACTGCGGCTCTGTCTGAATACTTAATCATTGCATTATCGTGTTAATTGTTAAAAGCACAAGCCCTGTTAGTAGGACAAGTAGCACAGCCTTATAGCTGTACTCATTACGCCTCGGGTCTCTCCCTTGGTTACTCCTGTATTGTCTCATCTAAATACATTTTAGTACAGGCCTCAGCCCACTTGTCCGCGTAGTGTTCCATCGTGTCAAGTAGGTCTTTGGTGCTGTATGGATTAGTCATATAATCTCCCCATAGTTTTCTTAGGGTATCTACATCCTCCACAAATATCCTGTGAAGGTCATTCTCTGCTGTGTTAATCGAGCCTCTCGCCATATCCGTCGTATTCTTCGGTTGCATATCTTTCCTTGCGGTATGGGTAGTTGTTCTCATAACAGCTATCGCAGTAGTGACCAGTAGGTATTCCGTACCAGTCATGACGAAGGTAGCCCTCCCACTCATGGCATCCACGGCATCGTATAAACTCCTCGATAGAGGCATCGTCCTTCTTCAGTTCGTAGTTGATAAAGTCTTCGCAGTCCTCAAGGTCATACGATTCGTACTCTACCTTGTCATTGTAAATTACTCTGTACATAATGTTGATTTCAATTTGGTTATCATCTTGTCGCAGTTTCTTATCACAACCTCGTCGTCTTTACAAGATTTGATAAGGTGCTCTAGTGCTAGTATTGTGGTACAGATTTCCAGTTCAGTAAACTTCTTCTGCACCACAACCATGTTGTCCTTACTTATTGTTGACATAGTTATATGAATATTTGGTCTTGTTCTAGTTGATGATAATGAGACTGCATGGTCTCTATTAACTCACGGCCGTAGCCTGTATGGAACCCGTAGCTGTGGGTGCCTGTCATCTCTCTGTTCTCAATAAGTAGAAAGAATAGGTCAAGTGAATTCACCCCGTACTCCTTGGCTGTTCTCTTACAGGCCTCTACAAGGTATTCTACATTGTGTCTTGCACGGCCGTAGTTCTTTACGATGTAAGCCTCAGCCTGCTTGGTGGTTAATCTTTTCATTGGAATTTAAGTAATTGGTTAGTGACAAATTGAATCTCATGTGCAGCCAGTCCACGCTGTAGCATCTTACGTCTAGCACCTGCTAGTCCAAACTCTTTAACCTTGCAGGTAATCCATAACAGACTTGCAAGTTGTCTAAGTGACTGCTCCTGAGAGGTCACCTCATCGTCAGACACAAACTCACAGCATTCTTTGCAGCTAGAGCAGCGTCCTAAATCCTCGTTGCCGAGCCATGGTGATGCACCACAGCAATCGCTTGATAAATTTGACATAGTAATTAGAATTAATGGTTAAGACGTCCCGAAGGACGTTTCGACTATTGAAGTCTCATCAGTTAACCTGTTCTTCTTTGTGATTAGTCAGTACCTTGTCCAGTAGCCCTGCAGCAAAAGCGTATAGCTCCATCTTGTCAGCAGGTATCTTGTTAGAGTAGTCTCTTCTTAGCTCAAACTCCCAACTCATGGCCATGTTCTTGTGAAGCATGTGTACAAATATCTTGTCCCAAAGTTGGTTGCCGCTAGCCGTTGTGTAGTGTACACCTGTGGCGTAGTAGTCAAGTTCACCGTACATACAGGTTCCTTTGGTGGTCACCTCCACAGACTTGTATAGAACGTCTGTCTTTGTTGGCTCGATAGTACCTAGGTCTATCTTTGAAAAATCTATCATATCAATAATTTTATGGTTAAGACAAGGTGAGGGACTCAGTACCCTCGACCCTGTTTCGTCTACTTAAGACTCGTCAGTTAACCTCTCGCGGCCATAGGCCATGAAGTAGTCTACATCCATCACATCGTTGATGACTAGGTCTACCTTCTCAGTTTGTGTAGGCTCATGTGTTTTGGTGTAAGACTTTAGCTCGTGTAGTGACGTGATAACCTTGTAGATTATCTCGTCGTAGGTAAGATTCTTTGGCATATCGATCGAATTTTAGTGATTATACTTCTCTGCTTTGCGTCCCACTCTTCCTGTGTGTAGGACTTGATTACTAGCCTTCCTTTTCGAAGGCGACGCTCGACAACAATCCCGCTGCCAAGCGTTACTACTCCTGACTCTCTCATCCGTATATCCAATTAAATTCAGGAAGATTGGTAATGTAGTACAGGTGAGCCTCCAGTTGTTCTACCAGTACGTTGAGGTTTCTTATCAAAGCCTCGTCCTGCTCAGCCTCATCGTAGTCGTCAAATATACCCTCCAGTTGGTAGTGTATTTGGTCATGGATGTCTCCATACCCGTACTCGTCGTACTCGTCTCGTATTCTTCTTAAATCCTTGACAATCGTTTCTAAATTTCTCATTGTAATTAAGATTATGGTTAAGACGCCCCGAAGGGCGTTTCGGCTACTAAAGCCTCATCAGTTAACCTGTTACTCAATCTCGGCATAGTACTCAAACGCTGCCCAAAACTCGAAGATGTTGTATAGTATATTTTCTTGGTCTTTCTCAGGTATAATCTTCTCTAGGTTAGACTCTGAAAGGTCTACCTTCTCACCTGCTTTGTATGCTTCAGCGAATTTTTTTGCATAATAAAAAGATGTGTCGTTAAGTGGATTCATGGTAATTAGATTATGGTTAAGACGTCCCGTAGGACGTTTCGTCTATTGAAGACTCATCAGTTAACCTAGTTTGTATACCGAAGCATACCCTGCATTATCCCATTCGAAGTACAGCCCGCTATCCTTCAGGATTTTGTTCAGTTTCTCGCTTCCCCAAAAGTTGCTGTAGTACTCAAGCCACTCCCCAGTTGCATCCTCCTCAGAGTCTAGCCAAAAGTATCCTCTGTAGCCTTGGTACTCAGGTTTCGTTTGATGCCATATCTTGACAGGTGCACCCAGTTCGTGTAGCTTCTCAAACGCTGCCAGTGCAGATGGTGTTAGGTGTTCAAGTTCGTCCTGTCCGTAGTACTCAGTGTAATGTGCCATTTTAGTAGATTTTTATGGTTAAGACGTCCCGTAGGACGTTTCGTCTATTGAAGACTCATCAGTTAACCTAGTTCATGCCCGTAGTAAAGGTGCATGTCTTTGAATACTGGGTAGTATTCTGTGCTCTCTGGACTCATCATGTCGTCAACGTCATGGAAGTCCGTGCTCGATGCTATCTCTAGGTCATGGCATACCGCGATGACTGGAGCATCTTCACCCAGTGTAGGGTGCTCGTAGAAATGTATCGTTTGCCCGTAATGATTGACCATCTTGCCTAGTTCATACGTGCCGCTGTTCATTAATTTTACATAGTTCATATCGATAATTTTTATGGTTAAGACATCCTGTTCTCCCTAGCCCAGTGCTCACACACTGAAGACCCCGAGCTAAGGTTTTTAAACCCGCTCGTATCTCGATACCGCTCTATTTGAGTTTCTCGGTAGGGTTGGCTCTCGCTGACTGCCCTACTCAGCCTGCCTTTATGGTTGGCTAAACCTCCGCCACTATTTCGCCGTGGTCTCGCTATTCACTAGTAGGGAAGTGACGTGCCCGTTTTGGTCTAGCAGTTTAGCTCTGCTGCATTACAAAGATTGCGAAACATTGTTGATATATCCTAATTTTTTTTGATAAAAATGCAAACTTTTTTTAAAATCCCAGTGTTTATGCGGCCTCCGAGAGGTAAATTTTTTTCTGCAATGTTGGATGATATCAAAAAGTGAGTAGCAATCCCGCGTCAGCACTGGGCTCAAGGGCGATTTTTGCCCTAGGTAACAATTTAACTGGTAGCGTTTATAGGTATCAATATGTGTAGGGGGATTATTCCTTTGCTGCGTGTCTGAGCATGCAACGTAAAATCGTGAAACGCGGCCGCGGCATCTATTAGTATATAGTCACCAGCTGCAGGGCACCCCCTCGGGGCAAACACCAAAAGTTTGACGGCATCATATATAATCGGTAGGGGGGTGGGTCAAATAAAGTCGTTTCCTGACGCGACCCGTGCATGTGAAATAGATATATAACCCGTCAGTTCAGTATATCTTATATGCGAAAAATCGTGAATAGGGTCAAAATCGACACCAAATAGCAAAATCGACATCGAATCGACATCGCTTAGGCATTGATTTTACTGGGTGGTGTCGGAAATGTCGATTTTAGTACCTATGACAGACTCAAAAAAAATATAAAATAGTATTTAAAAAAGGGGGGAAAGATAAGAGAAGCTCGACACCCTCGATTTTCGACATCTCGACATCTATTGGTTTAGATTATCTTTGTGGTATGGGTGTAATTATTAGATTTCAGTTCCCAAACGCGATGATTGTCGG